AATGTAATATTTGAAGGTGAGATTAATCCAACTACACTTGGATTTAGTATATCACAAGGAGGAACTGGATTTAAACTTGGACAAGTATATACTATTAACTTTGGTGGTGGTGTTGGCACAGTTGTAAGAGTATCTAATGTAAGTGCATCTGGTGGTGTAACTGATTTAAAATTTTTAAACTTTGGTCATGGATATCCAAATCAAATATTTTCTGTTGTTTTAGATCCTACTAAAACAGTATCAGAATCTGGTGATACAATTGATGACAATACTGAAGGATTTATTGAAACAGGTGAGGTTAATGTTGGTAATGCTCTATTACAAACATATGTAACACCAAAATACCCAAGTGCTGCTCGATATTTTGAAGATGGAAACATAAGTTATCTATCATCACAAGTTGTATCTTTCTCAACCGTTACATCAGTTCCAGCTAGTGGAACAACTGGCGTTGCAAATGGGTTAGCAGCAATAACATTTACAGTCGGAGCGCTTGCTAAGTATCCTGGAGAATTTACAACAAACAGAGGTTTCTTATCAGAACCAGACTTTAGATTACAAAATGATTTACTATATCAACCGTTTGCTTATCAATTAGTTACTGGTACCGATATAAATACATTTAAAGATGTAGTTTTGCAGTTAGTACATCCAGCTGGTCAAAGATTATTTAATAATAGAAATATTGAAGATGTAATTGATTATAGAGCTAGTGTTGAAATAGTTTCAAATTCTAATATTAATTTAGAACTTCATGATTTAATTGATATTTTAGATGCTGATATTGGTAAACAAGCTAATTTACTTGTTGACAATTCAGTTGTAATGACACAAAATATTACTGCATTGTTTGGAGTTCCATTACTCCCAGTAGATGTAATGAATGAAGCTATTGATTCTGGTAATATATTGTCTAATGTATCTTATTGTGAAATAGATTACTTTGACTTTGGACCAGCAGAACCAAGAGGTAATGCTTCTGCAAATCACTACTTAATAGATATAACTGAAGGACCAGACTTTACGTAAGGAAAATAAATGGTTAGCGACTCATTAAAAATAACAGGCAAGTTAAAAGTAGAAAAATTTAATAAAGACAATAACTTAGTCGAAACAAGAGAAATACCAAATTTAGTTGTTTCATCTGGTAAATCACATATAGCAACAAGGATGTCATCTAATGTTGAAGTTATTATGAATCACATGGCTATTGGTGGTAGTGCTACTTCACCTACAGCTAGTGATACTACTTTAGGTGCTGAAATGGGTAGAATTGCTTTAACTTCAACTTCGGTTACTGCAAACACTTTGACATATCTTGGAACATTTTCTCCAGGAACAGGTATAGGAACTATTAAAGAAGCTGGAATATTTAATGCACAAGGAAATGCTGCAGGATCAATGTTGTGTAGAACTACTTTTGCAGATATTAACAAAGGTGCATCAGACTCAATAGTTATTACATGGAACGTATCAGTAGCTTAATATGTCATTTTTACTCAAAGACGTTGCTCATAGATCTTTAGCAGACTCAGTTCTAAATGAACTTTTAACAAAAAGATCCACATTTTATTTCTACATAGGAAAGATACTTCCGTGGCCAGACCCACAGAATCCTCCTGATGTAGAAAATTCATCTTTCTATGAATCAGATGTAAGAAACAGTATAGTCAGTATAAAACGAATAGAATCATCAGATGCCTCATTAGTTATTACAAGAAAAGACTGGACAACTGGCAGAACTTATGATCAGTTTGAGGATTATTATACCGGTAATCCAGCTCCTAACGGAGCAACAAGTTTAAGAAATTCTGATTTTTATGTAATGACAAGTGAATTTAAGGTATACAAATGCATATTTAATAATAACAATGGTACATCAACTGTTGAGCCTAATTCATCTGATTTAGCTCCAGTAAAGTATGCTGATGATTATATATGGAAGTATATGTATACAATTCCATTATCATTAAGAAGTAGATTCTTAACTTCTGAATTCATGCCAGTAACAAAATCAGTACAAAATTCATTTTATTCAGATGGTCAAATAGATAAAGTTACAATCACTTCAAAAGGTTCTGGATATACAGGTAATGCAAAAGTTGCACTATCATTTAATGCTCCTGGAAATATAACATTTGGTTTTAGAGGATCACCTGGTGCAGGTGGAAATGTAACTCCTAATATAGCACCATCTATTAGTACTTCAGGTAGATTTGAAAAAATAATTATTACTAACACTGGTAATAATATAAGAGCAGCTAATATTGCAATTTTTGATATTGATAATGATGGAACTAACCTATTTGCAAATGTTAAAGTTGGAAACACTTTACATATAGGAAATGGAAATGCTATATTGCTTCCTGTTTTACAAGAAGGTAAGATGGAAGATGTATTAATAGCAGATCCAGGAAAAAATTATACTTCTAATATTCAAACTACCATTGTAATTAATGGAGATGGAGGAAATGCATTACTTACACCATTTGTAAATGATGCAGGGGAAGTTGAGGATATAATAATAAATGATAGAGGATTAGGATTTTCATTTGTTGATTTGAATATTGTAAGTGATACTGGAAGTGGTGCAATAGCTAATGTTGATCTTTCAACAGGTGATTTAGATACATTACAAAGTACTGTTGAATTATCTGCTATTAATGGGGGACTTCATAATTTTAAAATTAATAATGGTGGTTCTAATTATTCTAATTTAGCAAACTTAACACTTACTGTATCAGGTGATGGATCAGGATTTGATGGAAATGTAGTTTTTGATTCTACATCTAATACTATATCAAGTATTTTAGTTACTAATCCAGGAGTAGGATTTACTTTTGCTAACGTAACAGTTACAGGAGGTGGAGGAACAGGTGCAAATATTTCACCAATTATATCTCCTCCAAATGGACATGGTTTTGATGCACCAACTGAACTTTTTGCTGAAACAGTAATTATGTTTTCAACTATAAATAATGAGAATATTCAAGGTGTTGATGTTAATAATGATTTCAGACAGTTTGGAATTATCAAAGATATCGAACAATCAGGAAATAAAAGAGCTTTTGCTAATTCATTAGGAACCCCTGCATTTCTAGTAACTATGGATACAGTTACTGATTCTGATGGAGATCCAGTAGATAATGATACTGTACTTGAAATAGCAAGTACAGATTTTAGATTTGAAGTAGTACAAACTTTATCTACTACAAAACAAATGCTTCTTACAAGTTTAAATAATCATACATTAGCTATTGGTGATAAGTTAAGAAATTCAGCTTCAGCTACTGACTTTACTGTACAAACAGTTGATGCTGTACCTGATATAAATAAGTTTAGTGGAGATCTATTATTTATTGATAATAGAACTTCAGTTAGTTTTACAGACGAACAATTAGTTACTCTAAGAACAATTTTAAAGTTATAAACTATGCCTACCGTATTTCCTACATCACCACATTTTGATGATTTTAACGAATCCAAAGAGTTCGTAAGAATCTTATTTAGACCTGGACGTGCAGTACAGGCTAGAGAGATGACTCAACTTCAAACCATTATCCAAGCACAAATTGAAAGATTTGGAAAAGGTATTTACAAAGATGGTTCGTTTGTATCACCTCCTAGTGAAACATTTGATCCATTTTTATCATTTGTAAAATTAAAAGATTCATTCTCAGGTACTGATGCAGATGATGTTATTGGAGGGTTAGTTGGGCAAACTATTATTGGTCAAACATCTCTTGTAAGAGCAATAGTAATTGATTCTTCTGTTTCAACTACAGCAGGTGATCCACCTACTTTATTTGTAAAGTATACAGATGGTGGTTCTAACAGACAAGAAGCATTTACTAATAATGAGCAAATTAAAAACGAAGCAGGAACTGTTACAGTACAGGCTTTAGCATCAGCAGCTACAGGTTTTGGAACATCTTTTTCTATTGGTACAAGTACAATATTTGCAAAAGGAAACTTCTTATTTGTTCCACAGCAAACACATATTATTGAAAAGTATACAAATGTACAAAATAAAATTATAGGTTTAAGTGTTACAGAAACAGTTATAGATTCTGATACTGATTCTACTTTACTTGATCCAGCTACTGGAACATTTAACTTTTTTGCGCCAGGTGCTGATAGATACAGAGCTAATTTAGTGTTATCAAGTAGAGATTTAGAATTTGTAGCAAACACTGATCCAAACTTTATTGAAGTTATAAGAGTTGAAGAAGGTTTAGTAATATCTAAAAACATAGACCCAAGACTAAGTGTACTTGGTGATACTTTAGCAAGAAGAACTTTTGAAGAGTCTGGTAATTATATTGTTGAACCATATACTTTAGAATTGAGAGAACATTTAAAATCTAGTCCTGTTGGTACTAATACAAAAGCTAATGTATCAGCTGTAGTAAATGATGGAGTATTTTTGAAAGCAAATGGTGGTGATAATTCATTATTTGTTTCAGTTGTTACACCAGGACAGGCTTATGTAAAAGGTTATGAAGTTAATAATACACCAACTAGACTTTTACCTGTTTCTAAAGCAAGAAATTTTGCTAATATTACAAATGGTGTTATAGTAAGTAAATTATCAAGTTTTGTAAATATAACTTCTGCAAATTCTATACCAGATTTTGCAACAGTTGAAACATTATCACTAAGAGATAGGTATAAATCAAGCAATGCTGGACAAAACGGAGCCATAGTTGGAACTGCTAAGGCTAGAGGAATTGAATATATTACAGGAAATGTAGCATTTGACAGAGGTGGTACAGTAAGTACTAGAACAGGAAGAACTGCAACATTTAAACTACATTTGTTTGATATTCAAATGAATTCAGGAAAAACATTTGAAAGAGATGTAAAACATTTGACAGGTGATATCTTTGAATTTGCTGCAAATGTTGTTCCAACAGAAACTAATATAACAGGTGCTGTAACATTCAATGCTGTTTCAACAACAGTTAGAGGAAGTGGTACTCAATTTGCTACTGATCTTAAAGCTGGAGATATGATATCTGTATCTAATGCTAGTTCTACAGTTAGGTTAGAAGTAGCTACTATTGTTGATGATGTTGAATTAACAGTAACAGCAGCTCCATTGATGAATTTACAACTCAGTGGTTTCTTTACATATGCATCTGCAAGACTCAATACAGCAAATATTGGGGATTCAGATAAAGATATTTTAATTGCTAAATTGCCATTTAATACTATCAAAGCAATAGATCCAGATAATGATGATACGACATATACTGTTAAAAGACAAGAAACAAGAACATTATCGAGTGGAGCTGTAACAATTACAGCTGGTACTAATGAAACATTCTCACCATTCAATGCAGGCAATTATCAAGCCATAATAGTTAGTGGAACAAGAAAAGGCGAATTTATTGAAATAGCTTCTGGTGATGTTACAATTAATGGAACTTCAACTGAGATAACATTTGACTTTAGTGGTACACCTGGTGAAAACTTAACTAATCAAGCTGTCGAATTTATTCTTACAGTTAATAAGAGAACTTCTGCTGCACTTAGAAAAACAAAAACATTAGTACAAAATGCTACATTAACTTTATCAGAAAATGTAAAAGCACAAGCAGCTATTATATCATTAGGTAAAGCTGATGGATTTAAATTAAAATCAGTTCATATGGCTAACATTGATACTCAGTTTGGAATGACATATACTACTGATTTACAGTCAAACATTACTTCAAGATATAGTTTTGATACAGGTCAAAAAGCTACATTTTATGATTTAGCAAAAGTAAAATTAAAGCCTGGAGCAGCTAAACCTTCAAGACCAATTAGAATAACATTTGATCACTTTACACACGGTGCTGGAGATTTCTGTACAGTTAATTCTTATCCTGATTATGAAGATATACCAGAGGTTACATTTAATGGTCAATTATTTAAACTTAGAGATTGTATAGACTACAGACCAGTTCTAAATGATGCTGGTACAGGATTTAGTGGTACAGGTGCTCAAGTTACTGAATTTTTAGATCAAGATATAAATTTTGTATCAGATTATCAATTCTTTTTGCCTAAGATTACTTCGATAGGATTAAATGAAAATGGAAGTTTCTTTACAATAGATGGTAAAAGTGAACTTACTCCAAGAGAACCTAACTTTCCTGCTGATCTTATAAAATTATTTGTACTACAACAAAAACCTTATGTCTTTGATATTGACAAAGATATTGAAGTTAAGAGAGTAGAAAATAAACGATTTACCATGAAAGATATTGGTAAAATTGAAAATAGAGTCAAAACATTAGAATTTTATACAACTCTTAATTTACTTGAAAGAGATGCCCAACAAACTCAAATACAAGATGAATTAGGATTTGATAGATTTAAAAATGGTTTTATAGTTGATTCATTTACAGGCCATGGTGTTGGGGATTCGTTAGATAATCCTGATTATGCAGTATCAGTAAACTTTACAAAAAAAGAAGCAAGTCCTCTTATTAAAAGTGAATTTGTTAATTTAATTGAAAAGTCTACTACTACTGCTCAGAGAACTGGAAATAATTATACAGTTACTGGTTCAATTGCTTCATTACCTTATACACATGAATTATTAATTCAAAATCCATTTTCAAGTAAAACTCAAAATTTAAATCCGTTTAATCTTAATCAGTTTCAAGGATTAATGCGTTTAAGTCCTCCTGGTGATTTGTGGTTTGATGATAGAAGAGTGCCCCAAGTAGCAGTAGATAGAACTGGAACATTCGATTCTTTATCTAATCAATCGTTAATTAAAAGAGATGGTAGAAATGTTTTTGGTTCTTTAAATGATATAGAACAATTGAGAAATGGTATTCCTCAAGATACAGATGAACTTCCTGATAATGTTAAAGGTTTAGTAGATCTCCTTGGAAGTGTATCTCCAGCTACAAGTTCAGTTCAACTACAAGGAAATGATGTAGTTAAAAATATTACAGTTGTTCCTAAAATGAGAGATGCAACAATTAACATCAAAGTAGAAGGTATGAGACCTAATACTAAATTGTTTGCATTTTTTGACGATCAACCTATTTCATCTTATGTTTCTCCAGTAACAGCAGCAGTAAAAATTTTACAAAATAATTTAGCTGCTAATACTGCTTTAGGTGCTTCTGCAACAATACTAGAAAAAGATACAAGAGATTTAGCAAATGCAGTCTTAGTTTCTTCTGCCACACTAGCAACTTCAAATATAGGTTCATTTGAAGGTAATTTTGGTTATATTTCTGATTCCTTAAATATAAACACCGGTAAAAAAGTTTTAAGATTAACAAGTTCACCTACAAACAACAGAGAAGAAGAAGTTACATTTTGTGAACAAGTTTTCTTCAGTGATGGAGTTATAAGAGAGATAACCACGGAAGTGTTAAGACCTCCTCCTCCACCACCACAACCTTCGCCTCAAAGAGGAAAAGCTACACCACCTGTTCCACCTCCTGCTCAGGCTGATCAAGGTGTACCTCCTGTTACAGAAGAAGAACCAGCAGAGGTTGGTGTAACAAGTTTTGGACATTTACTCTTTGCTGCTAATGGAAGAGGAATGCCTCCTAAGATGAATGAAGCAGCTGTTAAACAATATTTTGAAGAAGAATTGGGATTAACTGATGTTTTTTCTAAACCACCAAGTGAACTTCCACTTTCAGTTAGAAAAGATTTAGTACACCATGTTCAAGTTGGTATGGCTGTAAACGGTAGAGATGGTGTTGAGACACCTGGTGGTGCTGCTGACACAGCAGGTAAAGATACCATACCAAATGGTACAAAACCACTTGAAACAGTGATTAACGAGGGCAAAGCAGCAATGTTAGAAAATGATATACTGTTTCCATAAAGAATAAAAAGGTTTTTAAATGACAACATTAAATAGAATAGATCCAGTTGCTCAATCATTTATTATTGAGGAGCCTACCTATTTAACTAAAGTAGATCTTTTCTTCCAATCAAAGGATGAGAATATTCCTGTCTTTTTACAAATTAGAAAAAATAAAGATAATAGACCAGGCGATACAATTTTACCATTTAGTCAAAAAATGATAGCTGCAGCTAATGTATTTACATCATCTAATGCTAATGTTGCAACAACAGTTAATTTTGATTCGCCGGTATTTTGTGATATTGGAGAATATTCACTAACACTTGGTTCAGATTCAAGAGCTTATAATGCATATGTTGCTGAATTAAATCAAACAGATACTTTATCAGGTAGAAGAATATCTGAACAACCAATGATTGGTTCTTTATTTTTATCAGAAAATTTAAGATTATTTCAACCAGATTTATTTGAAGATTTAAAAGTTAATATTTACAGAGCTAAGTTTACTACAGGTGTAATTGGATCTGTTGAAATGGATTCACTTGGTGAAGGAAGAAGAGGATCTGATGTACCTGATGCTTTGGAAGTTGATCCACTTGAAGTTTATCCAGAAATCAAAACATTAAAAGTTTACCATTTCAATCATGGATATGTTAATGATTCACGTGTAAGATTTTTGAATGTTGCAAATGCTAACATATCTGGATCAGTTGGCAATGTTGTTGGAATGCCAGGAAATTTCATTCAAGATGTTGATTTTTTAGTTGCAAATGTAAGATTAGATTCATATACTGTTACACTTCCTATTGTTCCAAACGTGAGAGAAAGAACTAGATTTGGGGGAGCTGGGGTACAAGTGTTAGAAAATCTTACTTTTTCAAGTATGACTCCTCAACTTTCTATATTTAAACCTGCTAATACTACAGTATCGAGTAAAGCTGTAACTACTACTTTAGGAGCTAGTTATACAATTGGTTCTTTTGAAGAAGTACAAAATGCAGTACAAAATGATTTTGATTCTGCAAAAGTTTTGGCTAGCGAAAAAAATAAAGCATTTAAAACTTCAAATGCTACAACATTTAGATATAAAGTTGAAATGTCTTCAGTAAATAATAAAGTTTCTCCTGTAATAGATTTAGAACAGTTAGGAATAAATTTTAAGAGAAATTTGGTCAATGAGCCTTCATATGCTAATTTATTAAAACATGAATTTGATGTTACTTCAAATACATTGACTCCTCATAGAGCTAATATAATAAAATTATCTAATAACATTGGTGTTATTACTTTAGCAAATGTAATGGATCAACAAAATGCAAATGCATTAGTAAATGGTACATTCTTAAATGTTACTTCAAACCATACTACTGTTGGAGCAGCTGTTTACAATCAAGGAATATATAGAGTATTAGATGTAATAGATGGGGGAGCAAACATTAAAGTTGCTAAGTTAACAGGTAATGCTGTTATAACTACTGATGAAGGTAATGCTAATGTTTACTCTATAGTAAGTTCACCTAACTTTATTTCAGAAGAAGCAGCTGTAGGTGGTTCATCATTTTCAAAATATATTTCAAGACAAGTTGATTTCTTTAATCCAAGTACTGGAGCTAAATTCTTTTTAGATGTTTCAAAGCCAGCTTCAGCTAATGTACAATTTTATGTTAAGACTAAATTAGCTGGTGATACAAAAA